AGTATCTATCATGGGTACTTACTTCGAGGACTCACACTACTACTCCCAAGATCGAGAATACTATCTTAAAGAACTCTTCAGTCCGCGATAACAGAATTTATATTTTCTAAAAAAGGAGATATAGATGTGCCAATTTTTTAGTTTCATGACAGACGGTAAAGGTAAGACCTATTACTTCAATGCAAAACAAAGAAATAAAATATATAAGAAAGGATCAGACATGACCTCGTATACTGCAGACAGTCATGCCTCGATAGCTGCTTTCTACAAGATCAACGAAGATAACTATAACAAATATGAGTTTAACAAAGATGGTCTTAGAGTTGATAACATCAGTTGGGCTTTGAAAGATGACTCGCGCCAAGCAGAGCGATGGGTCAGGGACTTCGTCAAAACGTCAGAGTTCGAGAATCTTGTTTTTACAGAATTTAAAGAAAGAGTAAAATGCAATTTAAGTAACAGGGTCCAAGCAAGTTTTCTTTATTCGGAAGATCTCATACTAAAAGCCGTCAAGATGGATCCAGACATAGTAGGTTACATAGAGTCAGTGAAGAAAAAACCTTCTCTTAGAAAGAAGATACTATGTAGTAATCTGAGCACTGCACGGTATCTGGAAGATGTTCTAGACGAAGATGACTGGATGTTAGTGTTGGATAAAAAACCAAAAATGTTCTTTGAATGCTATTCTTTCTGGAATAAAATGCCATCGATTAAACTTCAGAAATCTATCTTCAAGAAGGTGAGACAACAGCACGAATGTCTCAACGAACATCTCGTAAATTTTCTTGATAGGCGTCCCCACTGCTGGCTGGCCAAACAGTTGAATCCTAAATAACACATTGTGTCTGTATAATATCTGCGGACTTGTAGCTTAATTGGATAAAGCATCCGGCTCATAACCGGACAATTGGGGGTTCGAGTCCCTTCAGGTCCACCATTTATATAGCATAGTAGGAGACTGTCAATGAACGATCCTCTAGAGATGAGTTCCTTCGCCAAGAACATAATGGATCTCAAGTTCGCTCATTCTCTCCAAGACGGCACTAAAGAGTCGTGGACCGAGATAGTAGACCGCGTCGTAGACGCTGTCATGTCTGTTGTAGATGCTCCCGCAAGTCTGAAGAAAGAGATCAAGAAAGTTATCGTAGAAAGAAAGTTTATACCAGCCGGTCGCTATCTGTACGCGGCTGGAAATCCGTACCATCAGGTCCAGAACTGCCTGTGTCTTAGAGCAGAAGACAGTAGAGAGGGATGGTCAGATCTGCTGTACAAGTCGTCGATGGCTCTGATGACAGGTGCCGGCATCGGCATCGAGTACTCTAGGATAAGAGGAGAGGGTAAGCCGATAAGAAGGACTGGCGGAATCGCCACAGGTCCACTCGCGCTCATGGACATGATAAACGAAGTCGGACGAGGCGTAAAGCAGGGTGGTAGTAGAAGATCTGCGATATGGGCTGGTATAAGTTGGAATCACCCAGACGTGTATAAGTTCATCACAGCTAAGAACTGGTCACCGGATGTTACAAGAATGAAAGAGAAGGACTTCAACTTCCCGGCTAGACTAGATAACACGAACATATCTATAGGTCTAGACGACTTATTCTTCGAGGCGTTCAACGACGAGAACCACTCGCTCCACTCTCATGCTCAGTCAGTCTACTGGGCTGCTATCAAGCAGATGCTCTCCACTGCAGAACCTGGTTTTACAGTGAACGTCGGCAAGAACAGCAAGGAGATACTGCGGAACGCGTGTACAGAGATATCGTCCAGGGACGATAGTGATATATGCAACCTAGGGTCCATAAACCTAGCAAAGATAGTGTCTGTAGAAGAGATGGAGCGAGTAATGGAGTTAGCTACTCTGTTTCTCTTAGCTGGTACCGTGTACAGTGATGTACCGTATCCTCAGGTCGATCAAGTCAGGAGCAAGAACAGGAGACTCGGTCTAGGACTCATGGGAGTTCACGAGTGGTTACTGACGCACAACTTCAGGTACGAGCGAAACGAACAACTAGAAAAATATCTCAAAGCATATACCAAGAGTACGGTCTATGCCGATGAGTGGGCCGACAAGTGGGATATATCGAGACCTATAAAGACAAGAGCGATAGCACCAACCGGCACGATCGGCATACTGGCAGAGACGACCACCGGTATAGAACCGCTGTACTGTGCGGCGTACAAGAGAAGATATCTGAAGCACAACACCTGGTGCTACGAGTATGTCATAGATCCGACTGCTAAGCGCCTGATAGATCAAGGAATAAATCCTGACTCGATAGAGGATGCGTACTCACTGGCGCAAGACGTGGATAGGCGTCTGGCATTTCAGGCATGGATCCAGCAGTTCGTGGACCACTGCATCAGCTCTACTATCAACCTCCCCACGTGGGGTAGTGAGAATAACAACGAGTCTACTGTGCAGAATTTTGGGCGTATGCTCTTGAAATACCTAAGAGATCTGAGAGGGATAACCGTGTATCCAGACGGCGCTAGAAGCGGCCAACCGCTCACGCCGGTGAGATACGGTACAGCTATCAAGAACACGGGCGACGTCTTCTACGAGACCACTGATATATGCGACATAACTAAGAGAGGTTCCTGTGGATCTTGATAGTAGAATATCCTATAAAGGTAGTAAAGATGGCTGAAAAACATAGATTACACGAGTCGCAGGAGATATGGGTCAATAAGTTCGACGAGCTGTCTGCTCAGGAGTTCAGAGCGAAGCTGATGTCGAAGGTTACCCGCAATCCCGAAGAACCGATCATAGTCTATATAGATAGTTTCGGCGGGGATGCTGATGCGCTACTCATGATGATCGAGACGATCAACGAGGTCCCGAACCTAATCATCACGGCCTGCATGGGGAAAGCCATGAGTGCCGGCGCTATTCTGCTAGCGATGGGAGACGTGCGCTTCTGTTCCAAGAACAGCAGGATAATGGTACACGAGATAACATCGGGGACGCAGATCGGTAGGATATACAACGTAGTCAACGATGCTCAAGAAGGACTACGACTCAACAAGCATATATACGAGCTGTTTGCTAAGAAGTGCGGCTTCAAGAAGGGATACGAGGAGTTCCGCAAGCTCATGAAATTACTAGATGCCGACGACTTGTATCTGACTCCAGAGAATGCCTTAAAACTTGGTATAGTGGATCAGATCGGTATACCAGTTGTCGCTTCGCAGATCTCATATATGATAAGCAAGTTAGACGACACGCAGAAGACAGTCGAGAAACTGAAAGCACCGAATCAGAAGCTAGAATCAGTGAAATCAAAGAAGAAGCCAAGATGATCTCAAAACATTATTTTATCCTAACGTCACTCCCAAACGTGGAGGCGTTCTTCCATCGCTTCAAGCTGAGAGTACCGACACCGCTTCGCGCGGCTATGAACATGTTCGTCGATGAGCAGAGCGACTACGCGTACTACACACTAAAGACAGAGCTTGCACATGCCATAGCAGATCTCGACAACCATCCTATATTAAAGAAGGCACTGGCGCCTATGATCGAAAAGGCCAGAGAAACATCTATAGATTATAAGATAGAAGAACTGCTGAACACTTAAGGTTTCTTGGGAGCCATAGCTTTGGCTTTTTGATAGAAAGACTTAGGTATGCCGCGCTGACTGTGTAGTCTCTCTCTCATGAGACCGTTCACGACGTGGCTGGCGTATGTTGGAAGAGAAGAGTGTCTGTTAGGATCGAACCGGTGCGCTGCAGCTACTAGACCATGATATCCGACCTCGTGGAGCTCGCTCTCATCGAATCCTGCCGGTACGATACCCTCGTTCTTCAGTCTCTTTATATTCACGTGAATTATAGGGGCATACTCAGTCAAGTAATCGTCTAATATCTTCTTTTGTCTAGGGTCTTTGAAGTCCATCATCTATTATTCTACCACTTTTCTCAGTCAGATTAGTATAATGTCGACATACCACCTCCACAAAAGGAGATACCATGAGGCGTGTAATTTTTCTAGCATTGCTTATCGGCGCTGTTCTTATGATCCCCAGTACTGCTTTATCGGATGACGAACCAGACTCAAGGACTATAACAATCATAGGTCCGGTACTAGACGTCCTTGCTCTCCCTGAACTTCCATCATCCGAACTTCCATTACCGGGAGAACCTTTAAAGATCGTGCTAGAGAAAGATAATTTCTTTGCGCTCACCTCTGAGATCAATTCAACTATGGAGCAAGATTTCACCAAAGCGATGCTGACGTACGACAAAGACCTCATGTACATCTACATCGACTCGCCAGGTGGTGGCATCTTCTCCATGATCCATATGATAAACATGATAGACAGCGTGAACTTCAAGACAGTGTGCGTGGCAAGATACGCCGCATCTGCGGCGTTCCTGATCATGCAGCACTGTACGGAACGGTACATCGTCAACAACGGCATCCTGATGTCGCACAACGGATCAGGGTTTTTTATGGGAGAGTTTCCTAGAATAGAGAGCGAACTCAAGATGGCTCTGGAGACGATAGACAACATCGAAGAGAAGACCGCAGACCGCATGAAAATGACGCTGGACGAGTACAGAAAAAAGATAAACGTTAATCTATGGATGTCCGTCAAGAGTGCACAGGAGAACAACGCAGTTGACGGTATCGCTACCGTGACATGCTCTAAAGAACTAGTACAAGAAGAGATTGATAAGCTAGTAAAAGTACAACTGCTCTTCTTCGAGATAGATACTGTCAAGAAGTTCTACGCATGTCCGCTCATGCCGTACGAGATCGTCGATGTAGACAAGCTCAAGCGAGAAGATCAACGGGACGAAGAGCTCAAAGATCAAGAGATAAAAGATAAGAAAAAGAAGTGACCCCAAAGCAGGTTTTTTATCCTGCACTGACATACCCCTTTCTGAACTACAGGGCTGCGTTACTAAACGTGGCCCTTCTTTTAAACAGATATTATATTCGTGTATGATACATCTATATGAACTGGATATCTTAGAAGAACTGAGTAACACAAGAGGAACATCTGCAAAGATGGCTGTTCTAGCTAGAGGCATCGGTGACTCTAAGTTCAAGGAGTTAGTGATGGCAGCGCTAGATCCTAGCAGATGCTTCTTCATCAAGAAATGGAGTGCTCAGGTCAAGAAGCACGCTGTCTTCAAAGACAACCACAACTATCTCTTAAGCATGCTGGACAAACTGTCTAAGCGAGTCCTAACAGGAAACGCAGCGATAGCAGAGGTAGAGACGTTCATGGCCGGATGCTCTGATCTCGAAGAGAAGTGGTACTCCAGAGTGATCCGCAAAGACCTGAAACTTGGACTCGACATCAAGTCCTTCAATAAGGTCGGATATAGTATACCGACGTTCGACGTGATGCTAGCCAAAGACGGCAACGACTGTAAGAGGTTAGATAGCATAGTGAAGAGTGGCGCATACGCTTCTATCAAGCTCGACGGATACCGCTGCATAGCGATCATCGTCAACGGAGGCGTGCAGCTGAT